AGAAGCTGTCCATTTTGGACAGCTTCTTTTTTTTAACAAAAATTAAGAAAAGAAGGTACTAAAGGTGTCGTAAATACCTTGAAAAGCCACGCATATTTACACCATAAAGATGTGAGATATGTTACAGGCAGCATTACAAAAAGAATTTTCAAAAACCAATCCACAGGTGATTTCATCGGGTGAAGGTTTTTTAGGTTTTTTTGGTAGAAATACCAAAGGAGGTATTGCTGTCAATCAAAGTACATCTTTAACACTTTCGGCATTTTACAATGGTATAGAACTTATTACCAATGATTTTGCCAAGCTTCCAAAACACATTATTCAAAAGAAAGATGGTGATCGATTAACAAGAGAAGATCATGAGCTTTCATATTTGATCTCAACTCGACCTAATGGTTATATGACCGCATTTTCTTTTGATAAGATCATGCTTCAATATGCCATTTTAAAAGGCAACGCTTATGCGATTATCATAAGAAATGAGTTTACGCAAAAGGTCACAGCTTTAGAAGTTATAAATCAAGATAAAACTCCGGTAGAAGTACTCAAGAGCAATAGTAGATTATTCTACAAAATAGATGGAGAGTTGTATTCGGATTATGAGATTTTACATGTTCCGGGGTTCTCTTTGAATGGAATCACTGGAATTTCAGTAGTTCAGATGGCAGCGCATTCATTGGGAGTATCACTTAGTTCGCAAGAGTTCTCATCGGATTATTACAATTCTAAAGGAGAAGGTATTGCGGTTGTAACAACACAAAAGCCTTTGGATGTTGACGGGAAAAACAGATATGCAGGAGGTCTTAGAAAGCACCTTGAAGAAAAAGGACCGCATAAGGTAGCTGTATTGGATGAGATGGGATCATTTCAATATATCAGCCTTACTCCTCAAGAGAGTCAATTTTTGCTCACAAACAAATACGGAGTTTTAGAAGTAGCAAGATGGCTCAATTTACCACCTCACAAACTCAAAGCTTTAGAGAACGCTACTTTTTCAAATATAGAACACCAAGAGATACAGCATGTATCAGATAGCATTTTGCCTTGGTCTTTAAAGTTCCAGAATGAATATGATGTAAAGTTATTTACTTCCAAAGAGAAAAGACAAGGCTTCCAAGTAAAGTTCAATACAGGAAGTTTAATAAGAGCAGACCTACAGGCTCAGGCAGAATATTTTTCTAAGATGATTCATGCTGGAGTTATGACAAGAAACGAGGTGCGGTTGTTATTGGAATTAAACAAACTAGAAGGATTAAATGAACCGCTTACTCCAGTGAATACCCAAACCTTGGAGCAGATAGATTTAAAGTTAAAGGAATTAAAAAATAAGATAGAAGATGTCAAACAATAAAATAACAGAGCTGGAGAGTAGAATGATTGTGGCTCCCTTAAAGATAGAAAGGAGGAGTGAGAATGAGGGCGAGGGAGTCAATGCGATAGAAGGAACTGCGGCTCTGTTTAACAATAGAACCAAGATTGGTGGGTGGTTTTATGAAGAAGTTTTACCCGGAGCGTTTGATGATGTGTTGGGAGATGATGTAAGATGTTTAATCAATCACGATCCAAGATTGATTTTGGGTCGCACCGCTTCGGGTACTTTAGAACTCTGGCAAGATAATACAGGTCTAAAATATCGCTACACAACTCCAGACAGGACTTACGCCAAAGATTTGGAGGATGCCATAAGATCGGGAGATGTATCTCAGTCCTCATTCCAATTTAAAACCAAGGAGTCGATTTGGATTGAACAAGAGGATGATTTGGATATCAGACAGATAAAAAAAGTCGAGCGATTGTACGATGTTTCTCCTGTTACTTATCCCGCCTATGAAGATACTTCAGTTGCCAAAAGAAGTTTCGATTTACGGCAAGAAACACAAAAAAGAAATGGAAAAACTCTAAGAGAGTTGCAAGTAATTATTAACAAAAATAAGTATCAAAAATGAAAGGATTGAAAGAGCTTAAAGAAGAAAGATCAGAGCTTATGCAGCAGCAGGATACGATCATGCAGCAGGCAAGAAATGAAAACAGGGAGCTTACTGGAGCGGAAGAAACCCGTTTTGATGATTTACAAAGAGAGATAGAAGGATTAGAGCCAAAGATTTCCAGAGCTAAGATTGTCGAGGATAATCAAAAAAGAGCTGCCGAACAAAACGGTGAGCGTGTTGAGGTTCCAGCTATCCACTCAAAAAAGAACAGTACAGGATTGTATTCTCTAACCACGGCTTTACGTTCGGCTATATCGGGTAAGCCATTGGAAGGGATAGAAAGGGAAGCAGACGAGCAGTATCGAAAAGAGATTCGGTCTGCCGTCGGAGGAGCTTTAGAAGATGAAGTAGGAATCACTATTGGAGTTCCATCTACCATGATGGAAAAAAGAGACCAGTCGGTTACAGGTGATAGCGGAACCAAAGGAGGAAAATTGGTAGTTACCGAAGCTCCTAGAATGGTAGCTCCTCTGCTTCCTAACAATCCATTGGAAGAACTTGGAGTAACACCGCTTACAGGTTTGAAGGGAAATGTACCACTTCTTTCCAACACAGATGTCGAGTTTGTTTGGGCAGATGAAAACGAAAATGTGACCACTAAAACAGATGCAGATTTTGACGGGCCCATCTTAAAACCTAAGCGGATCGTGGCGGTAGTTGATATCTCAAAACAGCTTATCATGCAATCAACGATGGCAGTTGAATCATTTATCATAGGTCTTTTAAATAATGCTTACGGTAGAGCTTTAGCCAGAGCAGTTTTGAATGGTCCGGGAGGAAAATCACCATTGGGAATTTTGAATCTAGTAGGCGTTAATGATTTAGCTGGTACTTCAGCAACGGCAATAGACTATGAAAAAGTTGTCGCTTTGGAAACAGCAATTGAGGCAGAAAATGCCACGGATAACAGCATCGCCTATGTGTGTAATAAAACTCTAAAAGGTTCAATGAAAACCAAACCTAAAGTTGCTGGTACGGATAGTATTATGCTTTCAGATGGGAAGACCTTAAATGGAAGTAAGCTACTCTCCACAAATTTGATTCCAGAACTAGCCGGAAATCATCCGCTTATCTACGGCGATTGGAGCCAAGCATTTACAGGTACATGGGGAGGAATTTCTATGACGGTTGATCCTTACACTCAGTCAACAGCGGGAAAGATACGATTAGTTATCAACTCTTATGCAGATGTTCAGGTAGTACATCCAAAGGCATTTGCATACAACAAGAAGTTTATAGCGTAAGATAGTTCAAACCATTAATTAATAAGAAAATGAGTGAAGTAAAAAAGATAAAAGTAGAGATTTTGAAATCACCTTCGGGGAGGTTTTTACTTCCCTACAGTGTAGGAGAAAAGGTTCAAATTGAAGCAGATTTAGCTGAGAAAATAATTAAGGCTAAATATGCTAAAAAGACACGCTAATGGCTTTTTTAATTGTAGATGACATATTTGAATCTCCTGAAGTGATTTCTCTTTCGATTGCTAAAAAGCAGCTAAAAATTGAGCCTGAAGATCAGGAAGATGATGAGCTTATTCTGTCTTACATTGATTCTGCAATCACTTATGCTGAGAATTATACAGGGAGCGTAATCCAAAAACAAAAATTCATTGTAAAAGGAAAGGACTTTGATGATGTTGGAGGATTTAGCAAACAAAAAATTATCTCAGTAGACAGTGTTGAGTACTTGGATGAGTCATCACAATTAAAGTTACTGTTAGAGGATCAGTATCGTTTGGAATCAGTAGATAAGTTGGAGAATAAACTCGTTTTTGAGACAGATCTTCCAAAGGTAAAGCCTAACATTTATGATGCCGTAAAGATGAAAGTAACATGTGGTTATGAAAAAGTTCCAAAGCCGATTATTCAAGCTTTGCTACTTATTGTAACAGATTTTTACCAATATCGATCTGACAGAAAGAAAGATCATCTCACTTCGGCGCATAATCTATTGTCACCCTACAAAATCCATTATTAAAATGAGTGATAAAATTTATGTTGGGCAGTTGAATAGGCGAGTTTCTATCATGGAAGTAATAGAGCAGAAATCATCTACAAGTGGAGCTGTTTTAGAATTTGAGTCACTAATTAAAAATTGTTGGGCTAAGGTTGAAGATACTTTGGTTGAAGAGCAGCTAGAAGGAAAGGTAGCTGTTTATGATACCAAATATTTTACGATAAGATTTGACAAGAGATGTTATGGGAAAGGAGCCACAGATCATTTGATTAGATATCAAGGTGAGAAATTCGAGATTCTTGGGGTAACTCAGGTTGGAAACCAGAACTATTTAAAGATCAAGGGGGTGAAACGTGAGTAAGCCACTTGCTGAAATACAAGGTTTTGGGAAGTTGCTTCAGAAGATCAAAGCACTTGGGAGTGATAAGGTCAAAAAGCGAGAGGTTTTAAAGATTTTAAGACAAGTAGCTACACCGACAGTCAAGGCTGCAAAATCGGAAACGCCTGTAAGCAAGAAAGCTCATTACCAGACAGGAAAACGAACCAAGAAAAGGATCGAGCCAAAAAACTTACAAAGGTCAATTGGTAAGATAGTTGGAAAGCGAGGTAGAGCTAAGATAAACCCTGTTTTGTATGTTGGACCTAGAAGTAAGGGTAGAAAGTACGATGGTTGGTATGGAGGTTTTGTTCATGGTGGTACGGTAAAACAAAAAGCAAATCCGTTTATGAAACGAGCCTACAAAACTACTAAGGGTGGAGTTACTAGGGATGCCGAAGCAAAAGTAGCTAAGTATATACAAAAACAAGTAGACAGACTAAGCAAATGAGTTTTAAAGAATCAAGTACCAGAGTATATAGCGACTTAAAAAATCATTTGCCTTTGGTGGAATTGTTGTCTAGTGGTGGTGATAGTATATACCCACTCATTGCAAGTGACAAAGAAGGAGAAGAGTTTGTGAATTATTACATAGAAGATGAAGGAGCTTTTACCAAAGAGGGGAATCATTTTTTAGTGGTAACACGAAGTTACTCACAGGAGTATGATAGTTGCTGTGAGATTGCGGACAAGGTTAAAGAAGCTTTTGGGGCTTCGGAGAACTTTTATAAGAATTTAGGAGGTAGACCACAAGTGAGTGAAGATGGATGGTTTTATCTAGAACAGAAATTTCACATTAAAATTTAAACAAGATGGCATTTTATGAAGGATCGGCGATGAGGATGAAAATTGCTACTAAAGAAGTCTTCCATGAGGCGGACGTAACACTGAACGCAAACTCTGATTTTAAAGAGATAGCAAGTAAAGATACCGACGGAGTTCAGAACTCCCCAGGGAGAAAAACATGGGATTTTAGTTGCAACGCTTATGCAATCAATTCCGATGGTACAAAAGCGGATATTAAATCCATAACCACCGCTTGGCAAGATCAAACTTTGGTGGATGTAGAATTTACCGATGGAGTACAAGGAAATTTAACCTTTTCAGGAAAAGCTTACATATCAGATTTTTCACTGAAAGCCACCACGGACGAAACGGTAACTTTTGATTATAATTTAAAAGGTGATGGAGCTTTAACCATTGCTGAAAATGCTTAAAAAAAGAAAGAGATGAATATAGTTGTAGCAGGCAAAAGATACCCTATGAAGTTTGGGTACGGTTGTCTAAGAAAAGTATGTGAATATTACGGGTATAATAAGGTGTCAGGATTTGATAAACTCATTAAAAAGCTAAAGTTAGACAAGGTAGATGATCCCAACTTTGAACAGTTGGATTTCATTGGGAATCTAATTTTAGCAGCCATTGAAAACTTAAAACCTAAAGCCCCTCCTGAGGTTGATGATATTATTGATGTCTTATTATGCAATCCAAATTTAATTGGTCAAGTGTTTGAAGAGTTTCAAAAATCGTTACCCAAAGCCAATGACGTAAACCCAGATACGAGGGGAAAGTAGAAAGAGGGTCAAGACAACAGGAGGTTTTTGATCCTGATTTTGATGATTTAGAGAGTTTGGCACTTGGAGAAATTGGGCTTGATATAGATAGGTTTTATTACCTCACTCCGAGGGAATTTTACAATCTGCTTAGAGGTTATCGAAAAAAAGAGTTCGATAAGGAGAAATCCTTATGGGATCGAACCAGACTACAGATTTATTACAGTGTCCTTCCATACAGTAAAGATAAAAAGTTGTCTCCAATGGATGTGCTTTCATTCCCTTGGGAAGAGAAAGCGCATGCAAAAAGAAAGCCTAAAACAAGAGCAGAATTGGAACAATTATTTAACTCAAAAAAGAAAGAATAGCAGTGGCTTCATTAGCGCAAATTAACATACGGTTTTTTGCCGATATAGAACAGTTTTCTTCACAGATGCAAAACGTTTCTCGCCAAATTAAAAAGGTAGGAAAACAAGTGAAAAGAGTTGGGAAAAATTTCTCTCTGGGTCTTACTGCGCCGTTTGTGGCATTCTCAGCAATTTCTTTAAAGAATTGGGATGCGCAAACGAAAGCAATTTCTCAAGTTGAGAACGGTTTAAAATCCACGGAAAATGCTGCTGGAATTACTTTGGACAGGTTACAGGAGTTGGCTTCTGGTTTGCAAGATAACTCGCTTTATGGTGATGAGCAGATTTTACAAAAAGTAACAACCCAATTACTAACATTTACCAATATCGTAGGAAATGAGTTTGAAAGGACTCAGGCAGTTGCCTTGGATTTATCTGCCAAGTTGGGTACAGATTTACAGTCTTCAGCAATTCAATTGGGAAAGGCTTTAAATGATCCGGTTTCAAATCTATCTGCTCTTAGTCGTTCAGGAATTCAGTTTTCTAATGAGCAGAAAAAGCTCATAAAGAGCTTAGCAAATACAAATAGATTGTCAGAGGCTCAGGGGATTATTTTAGACGAACTAGAAAGACAATATGGTGGAACAGCTAAAGCTGTGGCTGAGGCAGGTCTGGGTCCATTCAAACAAATTCAGAACATATTAGGAGATGTTACTGAAGAGTTTGGGGCTATGATTGCCAAAGCGATATTGCCGTTTACCAAGTATCTAAAAACTTTGGTACAACGTCTTAGAGATTTGGATGATTCTACAAAAAAGACAATTCTCATTGTAGGAGGTCTTGCTGCGGTGATAGGTCCATTACTTATAGCACTTGGGTTTTTAATGACTAATATAATTCCCGGATTAATTACCGTATTTGTAGGGCTTCGCACGGCTGTATCTGCAAGCGTTACTGTACTTCGTACGATGGCTGTATGGGCAGCTTCAAATCCTCTAGGAGCCTTGGTGATAGGTGTAGCTGCCATTGTTTCGTACTTTTTGATTTTCAATAAGGAATCTGATAAGGTAATTGAAAAACAATCTCTTTTGAGTAAAATCACAGAAAAAGCAACCAAATCTATTGCTAAAGAAAAAGCAAGGCTAACAGAGCTTGTTGCCATTGCAAAAGATGAAAGTATAAGCAAAACAGAGAGAATTAAAGCTATTCGAGAGATCAATAAAATTTCACCTAAGTATCTGGGGGATTTAACCTTGGAAACAATAGGAACGGATAAAGCACGGTTGGCTCTTGAAAAGTATAATAAGCAGTTGATTCAGGTTGCAAAAATCAAAGCAGCACAAGCAAAGTTAGAAGAGATAGAAACGGAGAGACTTGATTTGGAACTCAGACAGGCTCAGTCCATATTACTGTACCAAAAAAATAAGAAAGAGGCACTATTTGAAGAGAAGAAAGTAAGAGATGTACTGATCGAACAGAATGAACAAATGCTGGCTTTAGGAAAACAACATTTTGAGCAGAGATTTGCTAACCTGAAAGAAGAAGAAGAACTCATCTTAGATATTATCAAAGCGAATAGACTCAATACACAGGCGATTGAACAAACGAGTAATTCGTTAGGGAACCTTCAAAGGAAAAAAGGAGAGCCTCTATCAACACTTGAGCCAGTAGGCTTAAAACCAATCATATCAGGATTAGAGAATGATAGTGAGGCGATTGATGTGATTTTAACCACTTTAGGAGATAGATTTTTAGATTTCTCTGATCGCATGACAAGTGCATTGAAGACGGCAGCTACAAATGTTTTTGTAGGTATGGGAGAGATTGTAGCGGGTCTTTTTTCGGGAACGGTAACCATGGGTGATGTTGCAGGATTACTTTTGAAAACGATAGGTGATTTAGCTATACAGCTCGGAAGAGCAGCTATTGAGATTGGAGTGGGTATGTTGGCTATTAAATCAGCGTTTAAAAATCCATTTACAGCCATCGCTGCGGGAATCGCTCTTGTGGCAGTTGGTACTCTGATAAAAGGAGTAGCCACTAATTTTTCAGGAGATGACTCCTCTCCAAGACCTTTTGCCAGTGGAGGAATTGTTTTTGGTCCTACAAATGCGCTGATTGGTGAGTACGCAGGAGCAAGAAGAAACCCCGAGATTGTAGCTCCACTTGATAGGTTGACAGACCTTATTTCTCCGGCAAATCAGAGTGTAGAGGTTCTGCTTTCCCCAGGGATTGAGTTTAGTGGACGAAAGATGAAGTTTTTTCTAAGTGAAATAGATAAACGGTTAGATAGAACTAGATGAGAGAAGTAGAAGCTTTTGATATTGATATTTTAGACCGAGAAGATAATTCTAGGGTACTACAGTTGGAAAGTGTAGCTGTTGATTCAGTTAAACTCATCTACAATGGTAGCGAGGATCGCTTCGGAATTTTGACCAGCTCAGAGCTTCATTTTTCCATGCTTGTTGAGAACTCAGAGGATGGTAAGTTTTTTCATCTTTTTACAGGCTCAGAGACTCGATATCGGGTTGTGCTATATGATGTTACTAATACAGGTATAAGAGAGGTGCTTTGGGTTGGTTATTTGCTTGCTGAACAATTTGAAGAGCCTTTTACTGGAGGTAATTTCTTTGTGAACTTTGTAGCCTCTGATGGTATTGGAAGGTTAAAGAACTATGATTTCGAATTTACCTCTGATACAGGGCGAGCTTCGGTGATAGAAGTAATACAGAGATCACTTTCGAATACAAGACTATCACTTGATATTCATTTTGCAAAAGCTATTGAAAATACCTTTTTCGACTTGGATTATATGGATTTAGAGGTAGATATTTCTGTATATACCGACGAAAATATGTCTTGCTATGATATTTTAGAAAAACTGTTACTGTCCATAGGATGCAGAGTTTTTCAGTACAAAAATGCTTGGTGGGTTCTTGGACTCACATGGTTTTCGGAGAAAGTTATTTCTTACAGGGTTTATCCCTCAATACTGCCTGCCAATCCCGATGAAATTCAAAGGCACGAGCTTACTAGAGAAGAACTCACAATCCCATTTGAACAAAACCCCGAATTATCCGTTTTACCACCTATTAAAACAATAGAAGCTACTTGGGATGATAAACAGCAAGAGTATTTATTGCCTGAAGATGTAGTTACTCACCTTCCTAAATATTACAAAGAGGATATTTATGATAATACGCCTCAATATTGGGAACTTATAACAACTGGTAAAATAGTAGCCTTTAAAGTGGCTGTGATTCATGATTTTTACATTACAAATCAAGAGGTGCTTTCTTACAGCGATTCTTTTTTACATGTAGGCTTTGAGCCAACCATTAATAAACGACTTTTTTACTTAGACAGTAAGCTAGATCATAGCTCGAATGGTTTTGACCAAATGAGTGGCGTTTTACCTACTGAGATCGATAGTAATTATATTCAAATTAAAGAGCCTTTATTTTTTGATTTGAGTGATGGTGAGCTGCTGAGTTTTGCTTTAGAATGTCGAGTGCCGAAGAGGCATAGTGCCACAGATCAACAATTGAACGACGCCATGGAAGACGAATCTTTGCGAGGGTCTATTTTGTATGCTATAACATTTCAGGAGTTTAAAAAGAGTAACAATGTAGAGTATGTATTGTATAACTTTTCTGGAAATGCAGACTTTGATAGTACGTTTGGTTTTGATCTTACTTATTCTGAAGGAGAAGTAAAGTGCAGATTAGCCGTGAATGATTTTTACCTTAAGAAAAAAGGTTATTACAATTTACGCTTATATCCCGTTATACAAAACCCTCTTTTAGGTCCATATGTTTATTTTGAGAAATGCCATCTTAAATTACAAAACAGAACGCAGAAAGATTTTTCAGTTGTACGAAATATTGATTTTACAACAAAGTTATCATTAGACTTTTTGCACTCATCGACTGAAAGATTAAATACAAATCGGAGGTTTTATCTTTCCGATCGTATTTCACAGAAAATTGAAAGTGGTGAGCTTGTATCAGATGAATACTTAGTAAGACAAAGATATTATGAGAGCTGGATTAATTCGTGGGATCAGACTATTTATTTGATTGG